CCGCCGTCCATCGTGATGACCACTCTTACCATGAGCCCGCCTCCTCCTTAACCGCACCAGGGATTATGATTCAGTTCCTCGAACCCCGGGGCCGGAGGGCCAAGGGTCGAAAGAATTTGATCGGCTTCCGGGGTCCACCAATCGGTGGCCGCCTTGCCGTCCGGAGAAAAATCCAGGGCGATTTCTTCATGCTTTTTGTTTGGCATTGGTCCGCACCCCCTGAAAATATTCCGGTTTGTTCTGGCGGTTCGACACCACGCCCAGGGCCTTCTCGAAATGGCCCATGGCCTCATCGCAACCCTTGCCCTGGAATCCCTTGCCTTCCATTTTGACCTCGCCGTCAGGGGCAAAGTCCAAGATAATTTCTGTCGCCATGCCCTATCTCCTGCAGACCAGCCGGATGCGGCCGTCGCCTTGTTTTTCTTCAGTGACTCGATAGCCCTTCTTCTTGGCTTCGGCTTTGGCTTTCTCTACCCCGTAGGACTGCTTGAGCTTTCCCAGCCAGGAGTCGTTATAGCCGTTTTCCTTCCGGTCAAAGTCGGAGATATGAGCCCGGTATAAACCATCCGAGTACTGCTGGAAACCGATGTCGTTGGCTGCCATGCCCACATGCTGCCGCCGGATGATGATCTGCCCCTGCTGCTCTCGCTTATCTCCCTGGTAGCCGTAAAGAGCCTTGGCTTCCTGGTGGACCTCTAACTTATCCGGACCAAAACCCAAACGCCCCAGGGCGGCCACCAGGGCCGCCTTGTCCCGAAACTCAACCTGCACTTCTGAGTAGTGGCTCATCAGTTTCCTCCCTCCGGGCCGACAGTGCCCATGATCTTGATTTCAGATTGGATGCCCACGTTAAGCAGTTCCTGGACACAGGCGTCGATATCACCCTCATGCAGGGCCTTTGCCCTGGCGGTGATTATGAGCCATGCCCATTTCGGAAGGCTTATCGGGACCGGAACCTCGATGATTTGCCGAGTTTCTTCGCTGATCTCCACGGCCATCATAACTGCACCCTCCTCTTGCCCTTGACCTCTTCCAGGACCGGCTTGCTGGCCGGGATGGTCCGGGCCCGTGCCCATTCCCTGAGACGGTCCATCTGGTCTTTCTGTGACCGGGAAATGGGGATGACGAACCGGGCTGCCGCCGAAAGATCCCCGCCGTTGTAAGCGGCCTCGATGGCCACCTGCCGGATTTCCGCACCGCTGTAGCTGTCCAGGTCCGGCATTTTGGGGAAGTCGAGGTTTTTCTTACCCATGAACTGCCCCAGGTAAATCTCCAGGATGTCGTAACGCTGCTGAAGACCCGGATTCTCCACAAAGAAGATAGCGTCCCACCGGCCCATCCGGGTGTATTCCGGGGGGAGCTTCGAGTAATCGTTGCAGGTAGCGATCACGAACACCTCAGAGGTGTGGTCGTTCAGCCAGGTTAAGAAGGCGCCCCCCACCCTTTGGGTTGTGCCGCCGTCCGTGGAAGACCCGCCCACCCCGGCCAGCCCCTTCTCGATCTCGTCAATAAAGAGGATGCAGGGCGCCATGGCGTCCACCACCTTCAGAGCTCCCCGGATCTTCGCTTCCGATTCACCAACCAGGGAGCCAAAGATTTTACCCATGCTCAAGGAGAGACAGGGCCAGCCCACCTGATTGCCCAGAGCCTTGGCAAAGTGGCTCTTACCGGTCCCCGGGATTCCCAGGAGCAGGATCCCCCGGAAAGGCAACCCGGGGCGCCGCTTCTCGAACCGGCCCAGCGTCCAGTCCTTGAGGTTCTCCAGGCCGCCCAGGGTTTCAAAGGTTTCCTTGAACTGGCTGAACTCCAAGGCCGCCGACTTCTTGACCATCTGGGCCTTTAGCTCGGTGATGGTCTTGGGGTCGAAGCATTTCTGCCGCACCAGGGCTAACGCCATGGCGTTCTCTGCTTCCTCCCAGGTGAGCCCCTGGGCCGCATCCAGGACCATGTCCTCATCCCCGGCCTTGACCCCGGTGCTATCCTCTAGGCCTGCCAGAATTCCCTTCAACTCTTCCCGGGTGGGCAGGGGAAAATCCAGAACCACCACCTCCCGCTCCAGTTCCGCGGGCAACTCAGCGTCCGGGGCAACCATGACCAGCGTGATCCCCTTGGCCTTGTAAGCGGGGAGGTTATTCTGGATCGCCTGGATAACTCCCGGCTCCTTGATGGTGAAATGGAAGTTTCGCAGGAACCAGACCGATTTTTCTTTGCCCCTTGCCGCCGCATTAGGAAGGTCGAAGGGGTCGCACTCTTGCCATTCCGCCCCGTTTCCCAATTCCCGATAGCCCCTCACGATGTCCCATTGATAAGGGGTCCTGCCGTTGATCTTCTTGACCATGGAGCCGATGAACCGCTCCGGCTCATGCGTCCGCACCATAAGGACCGGGTAACCGGCCTTCAGATAATCGGTGATCATCGTCTTGTCTCCAGAAAAGATGGTTTTACTTAAAGGTTGTCAAACAGGCTCGGATCCCGCAGTTCCGGGACCGTCACTCCCAGGTGCTTCTCCAGCCATTCAGCCACCAGGCGCCGGTGACAGAATTTGCCCGGAGCCTCCCAACAAATGAGGATGGAATTTTCCCCCAGATCCTCGTAAACCCTCCGGGGGTCCAGGTTGTCCAGGATCTTCTGATACTCTTCCCGGTAGGTGGCCTCGTCCATTTTCAGCATCTCGCGCCGGGGGGCCAGGGCCGGGTAGGTTCGCCCCCGGTACCACCGCGGGGCCCGGAGGGCGATAGAAACGCTCCTGCTCCCGAAGCCGTCTTGTTGGCTGCATATCCTTGAGAAGTTACTGGTTTGCACCCCACCTCCTTTCGGGGCGCCCCGTCCTCGTGCCTTCCAGGACGCCCCGGGCTATGGGTTTAATCACCTAGGCCCTACACGAGTTATTTGAATTGGTCCAAGAGCGTCCAGGCCACCTTGTCTTCGCCCAGGCGGTCGGAGATCATGCCGACCATCTCACCTTTGGTCATGCCCGGAAGATCAATAATGAGGTTGAGGCTTCTGGCTATCCGCCTCACCTTGGCCGTCGGGAGCTTTTTTAATTGAGATAAGGTCATCGTCGTTGCCTCCAGTTGGGATATGAGTAAGGCACTCAAAGAGAGGCACGAATCCGCCAGACTCGCGCCCCGTCGTTCAGAGCCTCACTACAATTTTTGTTAAGGGTTATCAGCTTCACGCTTTGCTCGCCGGCCGCTTGAACTTTGTCCGCCGTCATCAACCCCTTCCTTCCTGGAGTTTCCGTCGCTCCTCCACCTCCAGGCCGCTTGCGCTCAGGATTGATTCAGGTTTCCGCCATCCCGCACATCTCCGGGTCCTCTCTGCGCTTGGTATAAGGAGACCAAAAACCAGGGTATCTTTTAGGAGGGTCCCTACCTCCAGGATTCGTCTCGGCCAATCCATAAGTCCGTGAGCTTCTTGGTTTCCTGCCAGAGTGCTCAGTCCTCAGCAGTTTTCCGGTCCTGCTAACCTACCCGCCTTTTCCAGTTTGACCCTTGAGCCGGGGGAGGCCTCGCTCGCCCTCCGGGTATCCCAGTTTCGGGAATCCATTGCGCCTTGAGCTGCGCCTCATTTGCAATTTCGCTTTTCCCGTAGGATTGCCAGAGTTGCTATCCTCTTTCTGATTGTAACCAGCGCTGCCTTCTGTTTTGTGGGGGGTTCTATTAGGCTCCCGGACTCCCCCCGGGGAGCGCTGCTGGTTACGGCTTTTGCGCCTTTACTTTAGCCTATAGTTGCGTCCTCCTTTATTACCATGATTTGTTATCGTGTTTTAGTTTTATCCTATTATATTACGCACCTATGTAAAGAAGTTTATTCTCACAATCGCATGTTTAATCTCACAATCCTAAATAGTGTTTAGCATTGCAATTATCGTTACTTTAGTTTAATGACAAACCTCACCGGTCCTAATTGTTATTGGGTTTTATAAATATATTATTTATTGGAAATCAATAACGTTGCATTAATATCTAAACAACATGCAGTGCCATATCGAACTCTTTATAAATCAACCCTTCCGAACTTGGCATCATGCACAGGTACTCCGAGAGCCATGTTTGTTCTGATACCTGCCGCTTTTTGGAAATTGCATCATCGATCCGATAGTACCCGTCGGCATGGCGAGCCCGGCCCTGGCATTCATCCCACAGGTCGCAAGTCTCGCAATCTCGGCCATCGCACCGCTCCAGCACGTCAAGGATGCACCACTTGTAAAGCCGGTAGCCCCGGGCCGGGGCCTCTTCCACAACCGACTGCATGAGGCCATAGGTCTTGTGCATGGTGGAGTAGATATGCGTGCTGGCCCGGTGTCCCCGCTTACTCATGGGGATGGACAAGGCGGCCTCGTAAATCCGTGGGTCCATCTCATCAATCTCATCCAATTTAAGTTTCTGCGGGTGCGCCCCGCGAACGCTCTTAGATGAGGCCGTGAGAATCTGGATGTTCGACAGGTTGCCCAGGACCGTTCGTTGTGCCAGCATGTCGCCGCGCAGCAGGTATCGGAAATCCTCGGTCACCATGCCCCAGCCGTCTCCCTCTCCGGTAAGGTGTTCGTACATGCGCTTGCTCTGTTCCAGAGACCCGCCTAACACCTTGGTGGCACACCCGGTCTTAAACACGGTATCCAGCCAGGTGGCCAGGGCGCCCAGGAGGGTTTTGCCACCGCCGCGGTTGGCCCAGCAGACCGAGTCCTGGACCATCTCAAAGAAGCTGTCCACGATGTACTCGGCCGGCGGGGTATGTTCGGGGCAGACCTGGGCTCGGGGAACGCGTAACTTCCAGAAGGAGTCGATAAATTTCAGCAGCTCCTCGGCGCCATCGAATCCTTCGCGCCGGTAATGTTCCAGGAGGCCGCGCTTCATGTCTCCCGGGTCAATGTCGGCCAATTGGAGGTTCATAAGGCCCCGCCGCTATGCACACAGTAGGCCAAAGTGCGCGAATGAGACAAAAAGTGGGGCGGGGTACACGCACTTTTTAAGGGTAAAATACGGGCGATTCGTGAGGCAATGTAATTGGTGAGGTGGGTTCGTGTTCGTTGAAATACGGGCGTTAGGCGACCCCGGGAAGCATAGGTATGGTAAGGGTTTGCCGATTTAGGAGCATTGTGGAGAATATTGGTGGGGAAAGTGGATTCTATAGCCCTTAAAGTGGGGAATAGGCTTCCTATATAAGGGGCAAGTGGGGATCGCACGTTTTTGTTAAAATTGTCGTCCATTTTTGTAGGCTTGGAAAAATTCATGTCTCGTCGTTTTTTTCGCCATAATCATTGATCAATTTTACGAGGTCGAGAACAGCTTCTCTTACAGGTTTCTTCTCATAGGGGATGTCGGTGATCTTGAGCTGGTCCGCGACCTTTTCGATGAGACCGGCTCCCTGCAGAAATTTGATATACTTTTCCTTCAAGGCGATAATGTTCCTCATGCAGGCCACTTTCACAAAAGGGTTGGTGGCCGTTCGATAGGCTCTCCATTCCATCCGGAGCGCCTGCTCGTAACTCCTG